CCGCGCTTTATGTGCTTAACGCCGAGGACCATAAATTATGGAAGCAGGTAGTTTTTGCGCTGATTTCGTTTGTTGGCGGTGTGTATTGCTCAGGAATGGCTTCCGAAATTATCGCCGCTGTTATTAATGGAGGGTTAAGCCATCTCAGCCCACCGGTGCAGATTAAAGTTACCCCGGCCATCGGCGCGCTGGCGGCTTCAACTATTTCCGTCACTATCCTGTTACGCGTTCTTTCCCGTTCGCGCAGCGGCAATCTACCCGGGCTGAAGGAGGAAAAATGACATGGCAAACGCTCCTGATTAACGTCAATGCCATTGCCTGCATTCTGATTTGTATCCGTTTGCTGTTCTTCCGTAAGCATGGCGCGCGCCATCGTCCGGGCATGGCCTGGCTTGCCTACGGCTTAATCCTCGGCTCGGCATGGACCGCGTTTCGAATCTGGCACGGCGTTTATGTCCAGGTCGACTATGGCGAGTTAATCATGAATATTTTCGTCTGCGTCATCATCTGGCGTGCCCGTGGCAATGTAGCAAAGGTGACGGGCGAAACGGTGGTGTAGAGAGTTAATTCCGGAAAATCATATGAACCAACAACAATTTCAAATGGCGGCTGGCATCAGCGCCGGGTTAGCTGCGCGCTGGATCCAGCCGTTAGATGCAGCGATGAAAGAATTTGGCATTACAGCACCGGCAGACCAGGCGATGTTTATCGCCCAGGTCGGGCATGAGTCGGGCGGCTTTACCGCAGTAGCGGAGAATCTGAACTACACCCCGGCGGCGCTGGTGTCTACGTTCGACAAGCGCATAACTCAGCAGCAGGCCGACGCGCTCGGCAGAACGATGACACATCCGGCCCGGCAGGACGCTATCGCGAACCTGGTGTACAGCAAGCGCCTCGGCAACAACGCCCCGGGCGATGGCTGGAAGTATCGCGGGCGTGGCCTGATTCATATTACCGGGCTGGAAAATTATCGCACCTGCGGCGTCGCGCTGAAACTCGACCTTGTGACTTCGCCGCAACTGCTGGAGCAGGAGCTGCACGCCGCACGCTCAGCAGCATGGTTTTACACGTCAAAAGGCTGCATGGCATATAGCGCTGATATAAATCGAGTGACGCGCATTATCAATGGTGGAATCAATGGCATCGACGACCGCAGGCTACGCTACAACAAAGCGCGTGCGGCGCTGCTGGTATGACGTTCTTCAACTGGAAAACCTTCGCTGTTGGCATGCTGATTGTGATGATGGTAATCACTGCAAAAATCGCTTCACACGAAAAGAAGCGTGCCGACGCAGCCGAGCTTAATCTAGCGCAAGCCACCAGCACCATTGCCGATTTAACAACCCGCCAGCGCGCCGTTGCGGCGCTCGATGCAAAATACACTGGAGAACTACAAATTGCCCATGCAACTATTGAAGGGTTGCAGCGCGATGTTGCTGCTGGCGATAAGCGGCTGCACATCAACGCAACTTGCAAGCCAGTGTCCAAACCCACCAGCGCCGCCGGCGTGGATGATGCAACCGGCCCCGGACTTACTGACGCCGCTGAACGGAATTATTTCGATCTCCGGCAGCGAATCGAAACCAGCAGCAAAATGATTGCAGGGTTGCAGGACTACATCAGGCAGCAATGCTCTAGGGCTAAATTGAGCAAAAATAATTAACGCTTTAAAACTTTCTCAATACGATGTTGTATTTCCTCTGCTTTGCCCCATAACATATACAAATCGAGTACTCCCAAAGGAGAATGCAGTGTAATTCTTCTTGTAAAAACATCTTCGCTATTTTCTCGAGCGAATATTACTGCCGCAGCCATGGAATATATATATGAGTGCGGTAGTTCCCATACTTCCCCAATACTGATTCGGCTTCCTTTGTGTATCACCAATCGATGGTCTAGTTCGCCTTCATGCATTATCGATGTTCTGCCGAATTTATAAATGGCCTGTTCAAATGACATTCCTTCGGCAATTATTGTCAAGACGTTGGTGGTTGCTAGAAATTGGATAATGGTTTCACTATCTTTCAAAAACATCCTAATTCTCTCACCGACTTTTTCTTTTGGGTAACGTTTTTTTGCTGTGTTATCTATGGCTGGGAAAAGATGAACTAAAGCTGCTTCGAAATTATCAACAGCCATTTCATTAAGACACGATTCAATACGTCTACCTACTGATCCTTGTTTAAGCACGTTAATTTCCTAAGAGTGAACAGTTGGATGATTAGCAATCATATCATGTAAGGGGAAATTTAAAACAATCAGGGCCTTGGGCTCAAACTCTTTTCTGGATACGTTATGGAAGTAATAATTGATGGCAAACATTATGCACCTGCCTGCCGTTCCGTGGCCCGCATCGGAATAGCGATTACGACTCACAACCGCGCTGACGTTCTGGCCCGTGCCATTGCTCAACACCAACAATATTTACCGCCCGGCGCGCTGGTGGTTGTTATCGAGGATGGATCATCGCCTGCGGCTGTAGTGCCTGACGGTGTGCAACTCATTCGACATGATAAATCGCTGGGCATTGTTGCTTCTAAAAACAGGAGCATTGAGGCGCTGGTAGATGCCGGGTGCGAACACCTATTTCTATGGGATGATGATGCCTGGCCGATAGCGCCGGGCTGGCACCTGCCTTACGTTGAATCCCCGGAGCCGCACCTTGCCTACACGGGCCAGCGTGGCGTGATGCTTTACTACCACCGCAGCGCTATCGAGAAGGTAGGCGGATTCGATCCGGTCTACGGTCGCGGTATGTACGAACATCCCGATCTCGCGCTGCGCATCCATAACGCTGGGCTGACGTCCTGGGCGTTTGCTGATGTGGCCGGTTCGGCTGCGCTGATTCACTCAATGGACGAACATGAAGAGGTTACCCGCTCAGTGCCGCGCCCGGATCGTGAGGCGCTGGTTAAACGCAATGTTGGTATCTTCAACGCTCGACGCGACAGCGGCTATACCGGCTTTGCTTCATACAGCCGCAATCCGAACGTCGTTCTGACTACGTTGCTGACCAACCAGCCGGACCCGCAGCGCAATGGCAGAATGAGCGCTGACCCGCAGCTGTTGCAGGCGTGGGCCGATTCCATTTCTGGCGCGCTGCCGCTGGTCCTCGCTGACGAGCTGAAAGAGTCGCCGACTGGCTCAGGGCTGTTTGAGGTCCCCGCGCTGAGCATGAGCCCGTACTTTGCGCGCTGGCTGCACATCTACCAGCACCTGCGCGCACATCCAGAATACCGGCTCGTCTGGTGTACCGACGGTACAGACGTTGAGATGCTGCGCGAACCATGGGCAGAGATGGAGCCAGGAAAGGTTTACGTTGGCTCTGAGCACAAGACTTATGCCGATGAATGGATGAAAGCCAATCACCACGGCAAAGCCTACAGCGAGTTCTTCGACCAGTACCGTGATGAGCCGCTGCTGAATGCCGGGCTACTGGGCGGCAGCCGGGCCGACGTGATGGAGTTCGCCCATCGCATTATTCGCCTGTACTACCGCATCGAGAGTCAGCGCTTCTGGAAGATGGAAACAGCCCAGGTCACGCTCGTAGACATGGGCGCGTTTGGTATTTCTGCTAAGTCTTTTGGCGATCGGGTAGTGACCGGGCCAAAGGTCCACACGATTTTTAAAACTGACGGTATAGGCAAGGAGCATGCATGGTTTCGCCACAAGTGAAGTTTGTTGTCGTCGGCCATCACATTCGGTGCGCCATGGCTACCCGCCTTGCTAATCAGCTGGGCGCACATGTGCTGACTGATGAAGAGAACCACGGCGCCAACTGGAATCATCGCCGCGCGCTTGAGTGGGCATCCGGGCAGGATTGCCGGGTTGTTGTGCTGGAAGATGATGCCCAGCCGGTTGCCGGCTTTACCGCACTGGTGGCTGATTGGCTGACCCGCTTTCCGGATAGCCTTTGCTCTTTCTATCTGGGCACTGGCCGCCCGCCTCAGTATCAAATGCAGATAGCCGAGCGGCTTATCATTGCCGATAAGAATCGTTCGGACTACATCACGTTACCGCGGCTGATACATGGCGTGTGCTACAGCGTACCGCCACAGCATATCGAGCGCGTCCTCGAACGATGGGACAGCAGCAAGGCAGCCGACTATGCGGTGGGTGATGCCCACGGCGGCCCGGTCCTTTATCCGTGTTATTCACTCGTTGACCATGCTGATGGGGAGCCTGTAGAGAGGCCGATGGATGGCATGCCGCGGACTGAACGCAGGAGAGCATGGCGACTCGCTGGAAGGCCGGAGATAAACCAATGCCAGCATTGATACCGAGAGCATGTCGTAAGCGTGGATGTGCTGGCACAACAACAGACCGCTCCGGTTACTGTGAGAAGCACCGCAATGAAGGTTGGCAGCAGCACCAGCGCGGTCAGTCCAGGCATGAGCGTGGCTATGGCACAAGCTGGGACAAACTGAGGCCACTCATTCTGGCGCGCGATAAATACCTGTGTCAGAACTGTCAGCGCTCAGGACGTATTGCGCCGGCAAAAACAGTGGACCACATCACACCCAAGGCGCATGGGGGGACCGATGAACCATCGAACCTCGAAAGCCTTTGCTGGCCTTGCCACAGAGCTAAGACCGCGCTCGAAAGAGTAAAATGATAGCGATTATCAGTTGTGAGTGACCGGGGGAGGGGCGGGTTGAGAGTTCAGCCCTCTCGGCCTTCAGGACCGCCGCCTTACCTCTTTCCAGATCGCCGCAGGTTAGAAAACTTTTTTTTGGGGTCCCCCAGCAGATGATTAATAGGAGTTTTCGATTATGTCTGGACCACCGAAAACCCCGACCCATCTACGTTTGGTGAGGGGTAACCCATCAAAGCGCCCAATTAACAAAGACGAACCAAAACCCGCTACTGGGGTACCCCCAACACCAAAGCATTTTGATAAGCAGGCAAAATACTGGTTCAAGCGAATGGCTGAAGAACTGGATGCTGTTGGCGTTCTGACTCAGCTTGATACCCGAGCCCTTGAAATGCTGGTGGAGGTTTACACCGAATACCGGCATCACTGCGAAACGCTTGACCGTGAGGGTTACACCTACGCTGTTTATAGCGAAGAGGATCGGGATGAAGGCAAGGAGCGGGAAATCCGAATGATAAAGCCACATCCCGCCTCAATGATGAAAGCGGATGCATGGAAGCGGCTGCGCGCAATGCTTGCCGAGTTCGGTATGACGCCTGCCAGCAGGTCAAAGGTGAGCGTTAAAAATGCCGATGAGGTTGATCCTCTGGCTGAATTTATGAAAGCGAGAGATTAATGGCAAAGGTTGCAGAAGGTATACGGTACGCCGAACGAGTCGTGGCCGGGGAGATTATAGCCTGTGAGTTTGTCAGGCTAGCCTGCCAGCGTTTTCTGGATGATCTGAAAAGCGGCGAAGCCCGCGGCATATTCTTCAGTGAGCCCAGGGCGCAGCACATACTGAATTTTTATAAATTTATCCCACACGTCAAAGGGGCGCAGGCCGGGCAACCTATAGAACTGATGGACTGGCATATTTTCATCCTTATCAACATTTTTGGGTTTGTCATTCCGCTGGTGAATGAGGAAACAGGTGAGGTCGTGCTGCGCAACGATGGCAGCGGGCGACCGGTAATGGTTCGCCGTTTCCGTACTGCCTATAACGAAGTTGCGCGTAAAAACGCAAAATCCACACTCTCCTCCGGCGTTGGCCTCTATATGGCTGGGGCGGATGGTGAGGGCGGTGCAGAAGTTTACTCAGCGGCTACGACCCGAGACCAGGCAAGGATCGTGTTCGAAGATGCCAAGAATATGGTCAAAAAAGCAAAGGCTACGCTGGGCCGCTTGTTTGAATTTAACAAACTGGCGATCTATCAGGAGCAAAGCGCTTCTAAATTTGAGCCTCTTTCCAGTGATGCGAATAACCTGGACGGTCTGAATATTCACTGTGGCATAGTTGACGAGCTGCATGCTCACAAAACCCGTGACGTGTGGGATGTTCTTGAAACCGCCACCGGCGCTCGCCTTCAGTCACTTTTGTTCGGTATTACTACCGCAGGTTTTAACAAAGAAGGCATTTGCTACGAACTGCGCGACTACGCTATCAAAGTGCTGCGCGGCCTGGTGAAGGACGACACCTTTTTTGCCATTGTTTACACGCTGGATGAAAACGACGATCCGTTTGATGAAACGGTCTGGCAAAAGGCAAATCCTGGCCTCGGTATCTGCAAGCGCTGGGACGACCTGCGCCGACTGGCAAAAAAAGCCAAAGAGCAGGTTTCCGCGAGGGTTAATTTTTTCACCAAACACATGAATATCTGGGTTACCGCTGAGTCTTCCTGGATGGACATGATGAAGTGGGAAAAGTGTGCCTTTATCGCACCGGTCCATGAGTTGAAAACTTATCCGCTTTGGGTCGGTGTCGACCTGTCGAACAAAATTGATATTTGCGCAGCTGTTAAGATCTGGCGTTCGCCGGATGGTCATGTGCATGGCGACTTTAAATTCTGGCTGCCGGAAGGTCGACTTGAGAAATGCTCCCGGCAAATGGCCGAGCTTTACCGGAAGTGGGCCGAACTGGATAAGCTCACTCTCACCGACGGGGATGTTATCGATCATGCGCAGATTAAAGAGGAAATCCAGGCCTGGGTGTCAGGCGAGAGCCTGAAAGAAATTGGTTTCGATCCCTGGAGTGCAACGCAGTTCAGCCTTGCGCTTGCTGAGGAAGGGTTGCCGCTGGTGGAGGTCCCTCAGACCGTCAGAAACTTCTCTGAAGCAATGAAAGAAGTAGAGGCGCTGGTTTACGGTGGACGCTTCCACCACAGCAACCATCCGGTAATGAACTGGATGATGTCGAATGTAACGGTGAAGCCCGACCGCAATGACAACATATTCCCGAATAAATCGACACCCGAAGCGAAAATAGACGGTCCTGCGGCGCTGTTCACTGCAATGAGCCGCCAGCTCGTAAACGGTGGCAACGATCAGCAGGACCTCAGCGGATTCTTTGATAACCCCATCATGGTAGGTTTCTGATGAAAAATAAAAAGCATCCCGGCAAGGTGAAGTCAGCCTTGCTGAACTGGCTGGGTTTGCCCATCAGCCTTACCACTGGCACGTTCTGGCAGGAGTTTTACGGAACAAGCAGCAGCGGTAAGGTCGTCACCGCCGATAAAGCGATGCGACTCTCAGCCGTCTGGGCCTGCGTTCGCTTGCTCAGTGAATCAGTATCAACGTTGCCGCTTAAAGTGTATGAAAGACAGCCCGACGGGTCGAGAAAGCTGGCACAGAGTAATGCTGTGTATCAGGTGCTTTGCCGCCGGCCCAATCCTGAAATGACACCATCCCGCTTTATGCTGATGGTTGTAGCCAGCATCTGCCTGCGCGGGAATGCATTTGTCGAGAAGTTGTTTATCGGTAGCCGGCTGGTTTCCCTGGTCCCACTACTTCCACAGAATATGGTCGTAAAGCGGCTTGATAACGGACGTCTGCAATACACGTATACGGAGAGCGGTAAACCGAGAATTATTTCACCCGACCGTGTTATGCACATTCGCGGTTTCGGCCTGGATGGCGTCTGCGGCATGATGCCAACCATGGCGGGCGTAGACGTATTTGGCGCGGCCATGTCTGTAGATGAAGCCGCTGCCAAGATATTCGAAAACGGCCTTCAAAGTTCCGGTTTCCTTTCTGCCGATCAGGCACTTGATAAAGATCAGCGGGAGCGACTTCGCGGCTATATGCAGGCGTTTACCGGCTCCAAAAATGCCGGGAAGATTATGGTCCTTGAGGGTGGGCTGAAGTATCAGAACGTCACCATGAATCCGGAGGCTGCCCAGTTGCTGGAGTCCCGCTCGTTCAGCATCGAAGAGATTTGCCGCTGGTTCAGAGTGCCGCCTTTTATGGTCGGACACACGACAAAGCAAAGCAGCTGGGCTTCCAGCCTGGAAGGTATGAACCTACAGTTTCTCACTCACACGCTGCGGCCGCTGCTGATCAATATTGAGCAGGAAATTTCACGCTGTCTCCTAAACGGCGACGAAGATGTTTTTGCGGAATTTTCTGTTGAAGGTCTGCTGCGAGCAGATAGCGCAGGGCGGGCGGCTTACTATACCAGTGCGTTGCAGAATGGCTGGATGAGCCGCAACGATGTACGACGCCTTGAGAATTATCCACCGATCCCGGGTGGAGATATTTATACCGTCCAGCTCAATCTGACCGCGCTGGAAGACCTGAGAAGCAACAACGTTGCCGCCCAGGCTATGGCCCTGAAAAACCTGCATAGCGAAATTTTCCCGGAAATTCCTTTCGAACAGTCGCCTTTTAAACAGGCTGCTTAGGAGCTCTAACCCATGACAAAAAAACAACTCCCGGTTGCTCCGGCGGGTCGCCCCTGCGCGGGTGTTACCTGTGAGCCATTACCGTCGGCCCTTGACCGCTGGGACGGGGGCATTAAGGCCGCGGCTTCAGACGATAACAGTATTTCAGTTTTTGACGTTATCGGGCAGGACTACTGGGGAGAAGGCGTGACGGCCAAGCGTATTGCCGGAGCTTTGCGCGCCATGAATGGCGCTGACGTTACGGTCAATATCAACTCGCCCGGCGGGGATATGTTCGAAGGCCTGGCTATTTATAACCTGCTGCGGGAATACGAAGGCAGCGTAACTGTAAAAGTGCTGGGCATCGCCGCCAGCGCTGCCTCAGTTATCGCCATGGCCGGAGACAACATTCAGATCGGACGTGGGGCATTTCTGATGATCCACAATTGCTGGGTTGTCTCGATGGGTAACCGGCATGATTTTGCGGCGCTGGCCGATTATCTGGAGCCGTTTGATAACGCAATGGCAGATATTTATGCCGCCCGGTCCGGGTTGGATGAAGGCGCCATTCACAAACTGATGGATGCAGAAAGCTACATTGGTGGCAGCGATGCTGTCGAAAAAGGTCTGGCTGACAGCCTGCTTGCCGCCGATGCCGTCTCTGATGGCGACGACTCACCGACCGCAGCGCTGCGAAAACTCGATGCGCTGCTGGCAAAGACGAACACCCCGCGCTCAGAACGCAGAAAACTCATCAAAGCATTAACCGGGAGTATGCCGGGCGCTACTTCCGATCCCGAAGGCATGCCGAGCGCTGCCGTAGAACCAAACCCTGAAACTTTAGCTCAGCTGGATGCCGCACTTTACGGCCTGGCTAACGCATGCCAATAACGGAGTAATTATGTCTGAAGTAAATGAAATCCTGAAAAAAGTAACCGCATCCATTGAAGAAGCAACAGGTAAATTCAACGCTAAAGCGGAGGATGCGCTTAAAGAAGCCCAAAAATCTGGTCAGTTGTCTACCGATACGAAAGCTGCGGTGGACAAGATGGCCTCAGAGCTCAATGCGATGCGTGAAGCGGAGAAAACGCTTAAAGCTTCCCTGGGCGAACTTGAGCAGCATGTGGCGCAAATGCCACTGGCTAACGCGGCAAAAGTTGCTGAAACGGTCGGGCATGTTGTCATCAGCAATGAAGCGCTCAAGGCTTTTGCAGCGAGTGTGGAAGGTGGCAAACGTGTGAGCGTGCCGGTTAACGCGGCTCTGCTTTCAACGGATGTCGCTGATGGGGTTGTTGAGCCCCAGCGCCTGCCGGGCATCGACACCGCGCCAAAGCAACGCCTCTTCATCCGCGACCTGATCGCCCCCGGTCGCACTTCATCCCCGGCTATCTTCTGGGTGCAGCAGACCGGCTTCACCAATGCTGCAAAAGTGGTTGCAGAGGGTACAGCCAAGCCGTACAGCGATATTGAGTTCGCAACAAAAATTACGCCGGTGACCACCATCGCGCACATGTTCAAAGCATCCAAGCAGATTCTGGACGACTTTGCGCAGCTTCAGTCCACGGTTGACGCAGAAATGCGTTACGGGCTGAAGTATGTCGAAGAGCAGGAAATTCTGTTTGGCGATGGTACCGGCGTTCATTTGCATGGCATTGTGCCGCAGGCATCTGCGTTCGACCCGGCATTTAGCGTTGAAAGCCAGAACGGTATTGATGATCTGCGTCTTGCTATGTTGCAGGCTCAGCTTGCGCGCTTCCCGGCATCCGGCCATGTCCTGCACTTCGTCGACTGGGCGAAGATCGAACTCACAAAAGACAGCCTGGGGCGTTACATTCTGGCTAACCCGGCAGCCCTGACCGGACCGACGCTGTGGGGGTTGCCGGTCGTGGCCACCGAAGCCGCTGCCTTCCAGGGCAAATTCCTTACCGGGGCATTCAACGCCGCCGCGCAGCTGTTCGATCGCGAAGATGCCAACGTTGTTATCTCCACAGAAAACGCCGACGACTTCGAGAAAAACATGATCTCTATTCGTTGTGAAGAACGACTGGCGCTGGCAGTGAAGCGCCCGGAAGCGTTCATTTACGGTGCGTTCTCTGCTGGCGCCACTTCCTGATAACAGGGCGGCCTTCGGGCCGCCTTCTCCGGAGAACAATATGAAACTGACCGTACTTAAACCTATTTATTTTGGTGGCAAGGTAGTGACCGAAGGTCATTCTCTGGAAACGCTCGAGCAGCATGGCCGGGAATTAATCCTGAAAGGCTATGCGGCGCTGGTGGAAGCAGAACATCCTGCTGAGCAGCCTGAGCAGCCTGAGCAGCCTGAGCAGCCTGAGCAGCCTGAGCAGCCTGAGCAGCCTGAGCAGCCAGCGGAAGAGGGCACGTCTAAAAAAGGGAAAAAATGATGCTCGATATCGATGCGGTCAAACAACACTGTCGGATCGAGGTAGATTTTACCGATGACGATAATCTGCTGGGTATCTACACCGGCGCGGCGGTGCGCTATGTGGAGACCTGGACCCGGCGAACGCTTTTCGAAAATGAAAACAGCTCCGGATACGCCGATGCGGAAGACCCTATTTTGTTGGGCGATGATGTAAAGGCGGCAATGCTTTTGCTGATTGGCAACTGGTATGAAAATCGTGAATCCGTTGTGATTGGTGATACCGCGGCTGCTGTTCCTTTTGCTGTTGAGGCGCTGTTGCAACCTTACCGGGTTTACGGCCTATGAGTTCTTTACGGGCTGGCGAGCTGAATAAACGCATCGATTTACAGACGATGGAAGTGCAGCGGGGGCCGCTCGGCGAGCCTTTACCAGATCTGCCAGTCAAAATTGCTACCGTGTGGGCGAAAGCCGAGGCCGTTTCTAACCGGAAAATTCGCACCATGGATCAGCAGCAGGTCGTCGAAACCTGGTTGTTTACGATCCGGGCCCGCAAAGATGTGCAGGTTGACTGGAAAATTGCCTGGGGCGAAGACGTCTATACCGTGCGTGCCGCCGATCGGAGCAAACCCGATCGTACTGTCATTACAGCCGAGAGGGATAACCGTCATGATAGAGCAGGCAATTAAATCCTCGCTTGAGCGCATAACTGGAATGGATGTTTACCCCCTGTTACTGCCGGATACCGCGCAAAGCGGTGTGACTTTCCAGCGTATATCCGATCCTGAAATTGAAACGGGCATGGTACGCACTGGGCTCATCGCGGGCCGCTTTCAGATTTCCATGTACACGGTTGACGATTACACCGGCCTGGTTCAAATGGATAAAGCCATCTGGTCAGAATGGAAAGACATTGTTCATGACACCCTCGAGGGTTACCCGGTCCAGTATGTGCAGCGAGGGAGTATCCGGCAGGATAAAACCACGCTAACCAGCAATCGGGTCCAGTACCGCATCGCGCGTGATTTCATCCTGTATTTTTTTGAGGACACATCATGATCAGAATGGAGGTAAAGGGCCTGCAAGAGCTTGAAAGAGAGCTGCTGGCGCTGGGTGAAAAAATCGGCGCTAAAGTTCTGACTTCTGCCGGGAAAGAGGCCATGGAGATCGTCAGCGACGATATGCAGCAGCATGCAGGATATGACGAAAGCAGCCCCGGACCGCACCTGCGCGACAACATCAAAACCACGTCCAAAAATCGCATGAAAGACAGCCGCTGGGTCACCGTCGTGACTATCCGGGTTGGCCCGTCTAAAGAACACACCATGAAAGCCCTGGCGCAGGAATTTGGCACCGTTAAGCAGGTCGCCAGCCCTTTTGCGCGCCCGGCGCTGGATTTCAATCGCGCAAAGATACTTCGCATTCTTGCTGTCCGACTCCGTGAAGGTATCGAAAACAATCGTTAATGAGGTAATGAAATGCCAGATGCAAATAAAAGCTCCCCCGAATATGCGATGCTCCCGGCGGGAACTGTTGTTATGTGGGGGCCTGCGGGCAGCGACGTAGCCACAATGAAGCCGCTGATTAACTGTAAAGCACTGGGGGCAACGGGGCAGACGGGCAGTTTTGTCGACTGCACAACGCTCATCGATACCAGTAAGCAGTTTATTTCTGACCTGCCGGAAGGCCCGGAAAAGTCGCTGGGCTTTATCGATGATCCGGCCAATCAGGATTTTGCTGACCTTCTGAACTCTGCCGAAAGTCGTGAAACCATTCAGTTTTATGTAGAGCTGCCAAACGGGCGAACGGCGAATATGATCCTGGCACTTTCCGGCTGGCAGATGAACGAAATCACCGCGCCGGCCAGTGAAGTTATCCAGATAACCGTTCAGGGTAAGCAAAACAACATCGTATGGGGAACCGCAGCTACAAGCTGATCCAACTGTGCTTTTCACAGGCCGCCGCGTGGCGGCTTTTTTATTGAATGGAGAATTAAATGAAAGACCTGAAATCCCTGCTGCTGGCCCCTGAGCATGACGCTTACCCTGTCACCATACTGGGTGCCGAGGTATTTATTCGTCGCCTGACATCATTTGAACTGGAACAGTACGACGAAAAGCAGGAGCAGCTGCGCGAAGAAAAAAATCTGAGCGGTGTCGGGCTGTCGACCGCTTCGCTAATTCTCAGCGCGCTAGTTGATGATAAAGGTGTCCCTGTCCCGGCAACCGACCTGCCTGCTCCCGATGAGCTGCTGAAGGCCCGCTCTAACGCTTCGATCATTGAAGCCCTGCGGACTATTCAGCGCCACAGCTGGGGCACGCTGGAGGAAGCGAAAAAAAACTAATGGACTCCCCCTGGCTGATGGACATTTTCAGCCTTGCCGATCGTCTGGGGGAGTCTGACCCGCGCAAAATTGCCAGCCTGCCGGCTAACATTCTTCTTCACTGGAAAGCATTTTACTCCCTGACTGGCAACACGGTTGAAAGAGGTGCGCCAGTTGCGCCGGTAACTGCTCCACCCGCCAGTAATGACCCGTCCAGGCAGTGCGCTGACGTTATGAGGATCTTAGGACAATGAGTGATGTTGCAAGCCTGTCGGTCGCCCTGCACCTTAACTCTGCGGCGTTCAAGTCGCAGATCACCGACGCATATCAGAAAGCGGGGCAGGCCAGCACAAAATTCAATAGCCAGGCGACCACTCAGGCTAACGAGCTGGCTAATGCCATTTCGAAAACGGTTACCGCCGCAAAAGGCATTGGATTCCCTGCTGCAAATGCCGATCAGTTTTCTGGGGCTACTCGCGGTGCCGGGCAGCTCAACTTTGTGCTTCATGAAGTGGCCGCAGGCAGTAATGTCGCCAGCAGCAGCATAATTAACGCGCTGATCCCCGCTGTACACTCACTGAAATCACAGCTTGATGGCAGCGCGGGTGGCTGGAAAACGCAACAGGAGGCCGCCCGATCCGCCGCAGCTGAGTTGGCTAAGGCGGCTGAAAACCAGATAGCCATGGCGCAGGCGGAAAAGCAGGCCGCCATTAACAAAGTCACGATTGCTGAAAAAACGGTTGCCGCCGCTAAAGCCCAGCGGGACCAGGCGATCGCGCTGGATGAGTATTACGCGAAACAGGAAGCGGTGAATAAACAGTTTGGCCTGAATGTCAGCTATCAGGATGAACATCTCAAGAATGAGCGCGCCATTCTGGAAGCTAACAGGCTTGAAGCCGGGGCGCTGGACAAGCTCAAAACAGCTAAAGCAGCCGTGATTGCTGCGGAGCTGGCTGAGACTGGCGGGAAGGCGGCACTCACCGCGTCAACAGAAGCGGCCGCTTTAGCTAACACGCAGCTCTCCGTCAGTCAGCGTATAGCGGCAACCAGCAGCCGGGCACTCAGCTCTGCGATGAGCTTGCTGGGCGGGCCCGTTGGCATTGGTCTGACCGCCGTGGCCGCCGCCGGTGCGTTTGTCTACAGCGAGTTTAAAAAAGCGGAAGAGCAGACAAAAAAGCTTAACGCCGCTGTCCTCGATTTGAGCACGTCGGCGCTGGTGTCGGCTGACGATCTAAAGCGGTTGAATGGTGAGCTTGGTAATACCGAAAATTCCGTAGATGCGGTAACCACGACGGCTAAAGCCGGATTTGGTGGCAAGCTATTGACGGATGTTGCCACGCTGGCAAACGCATACGCGCAGGCGGGCGGCAGTGCCCAGGAGTTGGTAAACAATCTTTCCGGGTTGCGTGGCGATCCGGTTGCCGCTATGTCAAAACTGACCGCTTCCGGCGTGGTGTTGAAAGACTCATTCATTCAGCAGGTGATGGCGCTTAATGAGCAGGGCCGCGCCGCTCAGGCCAGCCAGATGATTATTGAGGCGGCTATGGCAGCCGAAAAAGCCCGGCTTTCTGAGCTGGGTATAGAGGTCGATAAAACATCTGAGACAGTCAGAAATCTGGGGCAAACATGGGGCACAGCAGGCGAGCAGGCAGTGATCGCTCTTGGGGGCGCGATTGATAAGACCCAGGAGACGAATAAAAAGCTCGGACTGATGGCTCGCCAGTTATCGCGTGATATTACAGCTGCAAGCGCTGCGGAACAGAATGAGCGGATAAAAAATTCAGTTGGCCTGAAAAGCTACATGGATGCAGGTACCACTGCTGCCGAAAAGCGAGCGGCGGCGATAAAAAAACTTAACAGCAGTATCTATTCATCGGATTCAGAGGACTATAAACGCATCCTGAAAGGGATTAACGACGAGTACGATAAAGCTGTTAAGAAGGATGCTCCTAAAAAACAGTCATCAGCAGGTGTAAGCGAGGGCCAGCGGGCGCTGATGCAGGCCCAGCAGCAAAACGCAGTCCTGCGCGAACAGGCACAGACGACGGATAAAATGACCGGGTCTGCGCGGCAACTGGCAGCCTTCAACGAGCAAATATCCAGTCTTAAGGGCCAACACCTGACCGCGGACCAGAAAAGCCTGGTCAATATGCAGGACCAGATCCGGGCGCAGCTTCAGGCGAACGCCGCCCTGGAGAAAGAGGCTCAGCTTCGCGTCACGGTCCAGAAGTATCAGCAGGAGAGCATTAAGTGGGCTGAAGAGGCCGATGCGATGCAGCGAGAGGCCGCGCTGAATCTGGGTAAATACAGTCTTTCTGACAGAGAGTCTGCGGATGCGGACGCACGAAACGCCATTATCAACCGGTTCAATCAGCGTCGGATTGCGCTCGAAAAGGATTTTACCGATCACTCGTCGGCAGAATATCAGGCCCGGCTTACCGACCTGGAAAATGCCAAACAGCGAGAACTACAGATAACCGAGCAAAACAGCCAGGATAAATTGTCAGCTGAGCAGGATTTCACCGCGGGTTTTCGTCGGGGAACGCTGAACTGGGTGGACGCGGCGCGGGATGCAAACAACCAGATGGAAAATTTTTCTGCCGGGTTGTTCGATGGCATGACCGATTCCCTCTCGACGTTCGCCATTACTGGCAAACTGAGTTTCAGAAGCTTCACCACGTCCATTCTTGCTGACCTGGCAAAAATTGCCACCCGGATAGCCTTATCCAGCGCGCTGCAAAGCATTTTTGGGGCGGTCACGTCTTCATTTTCAGGCGGTGGCGACGGCACCACACCTTCTGGCGCGTATGACAATGCGGCGGCAGGCATAAAATTTAATGCAAAAGGTGACGTCTATAACTCGCCATCGCTGAGTTCATACAGCAATGCGGTTTATGACTCACCTCAGACCTTTGCTTTTGCTAAGGGGGCCGGTGTCTTTGCGGAGGCCGGGCCAGAGGCCATTATGCCGCTGACACGATCAGCAGATGGTTCACTTGGTGTTCGGGCTGTGGGCGGCGGTGCCGGAGCCTCAACAGGGGCAGCGCCGCAGGTTTACATCACTATTACCAGCGAAGGTAACACGTCGACCCAAAGCAACGGCGGATGGGAGCAGTTTGGTAAGGAGATTGGCAGCTTTGTCGATCAACGATACCGGCAGCTTATCAAGTCGGATATTCGCCCGGGCGGCTCAATCTGGAATGCAACAAAAGGCGGGCGCTAATGGCGATAGAAACATTCACCTGGAGTCCCCGGGTCAATCCCACGCAAACGGTCAATTACAGGACCCGAAAAGCACAGTTTGGCGATGGTTATGAGCAGGTCAGCGGGGATGGCCTCAACCCTCGTAGCCAGCAATGGGAGCTGAATTTTGTGGGCCCGGAGGATTACATCGAAGCGATCAAAAATTTCCTGGACAGGCAGGGAGGAACCAAAGCGTTTCAGTGGAAGCCCCCTCTCGAACCGCTGGGCCTTTATCGTTGTGAAGAATTTAAACCGGCACCGATGGGCGGGGATAATTATTCCCTGTCCGCCACGTTCACGCAGGCATACAAACCATGATTAACAGCGATTATCAGAAACTTGAACCGGGTGACGCCATTCGATTATTTACCGTGGACGGCAGCGCCTTTGGTATGAGTGATATTCTTCGATTTCATTCGCACAGCATACCCCACACGGAAGCTGAAATTGCTGCGGCCGGTGGCGACGAGTCTAAACTTCCGGCCAAATCAATCTGGTGGCAGAACGAAGAGTACAGAGCCTGGCCCTGCAAGATTGAAGGGCTTGAGTCCTCAACCAGCGGCAGCGGTGCGGAGCCCAGGCTCTCGGTTGCTAATCTCGACGCTTCAATAACCGCGCTATGCCTGCATTATGACGACCTGCTTCAGGCAAAGGTCACGATTCACGATACGCTGGCGCAGTATCTTGATGCCCGAAACTTTACGAGCGGCAATCCCTCAGCCGACCCGACGCAGGAAAAGCTACAGGTCTGGTACATCGACGGTAAAACGACTGAGCTCAACACGTTCGTTGAGTTTGCCATCAGCAGCCCGATGGATTTGCAAGGACTGATGATCCCCACGCGTCAGATGCATTCTCTTTGTGTCTGGTGCGCGAGGGGTAAATATCGGACTGGCGACGGCTGCGACTATGCAGGAACGCGCTATTTCGACGATAAAAACAATCCTGTAGACGATCCGTCGCTCGATGAGTGCAGCGGTACGATGCGGGGCTGCAAACTCCGCTTCGGTGAAAATGAAGAGCTGCCGTTCGGCGGATTCCCCGGCACATCACTTATCAGGAGCTGAGCATGCGCCAAAAAACCATTGAGGCCATCATGGCGCATGCGGCCGCCGATTATCCGCGGGAGTGCTGCGGTGTGGTGGCGCAAAAAAGCCGGGTAGAGCGTTATTATCCGTGCCGAAACCTGGCGACGGAGCCGACAGAACATTTTCACCTATGCCCGGAAGATTACGCTGCGGCGGAAGACTGGGGAACGGTGACGGCCATTGTGCACAGCCACCCGGACGCAACGACGCAGCCGAGCGAGCTGGATAAGGCACAGTGTGATGCAACGCTGCTGCCCTGGCATATCGTCAGCTGGCCGGAAAGGGATTTGCGGACCATACAGCCGCGGGGTGAGCTGCCGCTGCTGGAGCGCCCGTTTTTGCTGGGCCACTTCGACTGCTGGGGGCTGGTGATGAGCTACTTCCGGCAGCAGCACGGCATCGAGCTGAAAGATTATCGAGTCGATTACCCGTGGTGGGAAGATCAGTACGAGGGCAATTTCTATCAGGATTGCTGGTATGAGTGCGGATTCCGCGAGTTCACCGGCGCGCCGCAGCCCGGCGACATGGTGATCATGCAGGTGCAGGCGAATAAGTGGAACCATGCGGGAATTCTGCTGGAAGGTAACATGCTGCTACACCATCTGTATGGGCATCTCAGCCAGCGCGTGCCTTATGGCGGCTACTGGCAAGACCGGACAATGAAGGTGCTGCGACATAATGCCCTGTGCTAATCTTCTTGTGATTTTTCAAAGGGGATAAGGATATGAGAAAATTACTTGCTGCGCTCTGCGTGCTTGGGTTGGCTGGGTGTTCGACAGAGCCAGTTCTCCCGCAGTTTGCAAAAGAAGTGTCAGCACCAACGGAATTTCAACAGAAAACAAATACAACTGCCGTAACCATCATTCGAGATAAAGGTTTCGTTGCTGGTGGATGCGCTATAACAACCTATATCAATGGTAAATATTTGGCTGAACTTGATACAGGGGAAAAAGTCACTGCTTTCTTAAGCCCTGGCGAAGTATTGATTGGGGCAGGATTTGCTGGGAAAGGTCTATGTAATGGCGCGCCAAAAAAAGAAAGGGAATTTATTATCAAAGCTGATGCACCCAGAAATCTAAGGATTTTCATAGACCAAAGTGGCAATGTAGATATATTGCCATCCAGTCTGAATTGAACTAGGTAATAAATATAAAACCCGCTTTCGGCGGGTTTTTTTATGGAGTTTATATGCAAGAAGCAATGACAAAAATTGAATTAGGTGGTGTGCTCGGGAAAATGTTTGGAAAACGGCATGAGCGTTTGGTTAGCACATCTGCCGAGGCAATTAGAGCACTTTGCTGCACTATTAATGGATTTGAGCAATTCCTGAACACCAGTAAAACCCGCGGCCTTACGTATGCAATTTTTCGTGGTAAAAAAAATATTGGAGAAGATGATTTAGGTTTCCCAGTAACCACAGATGTCTTACGAATCGTACCTGTAGTCATGGGTAGTAAAAAGGCTGGTGCACTTCAAACCATTTTGGGCGCTGTGCTGGTTGTAGTTGGCGTTGTTTTGAGCTTTACCCCTGCTGCTGGGATGGCCCCATTTTTTTATCAAGCAGGTGCAGCCATGATGCTTGGCGGCGTAATTCAGATGCTTTCACCACAGGCAGGCGGCCTTGCCAGCAAACAGAGCGCAGACAATCAGGCATCCTATGCTTTCGGTGGCGTGACCAATACCGCCGCTCAGGGTTATCCGGTCCCGCTGGGTTACGGCAAACGTCGAATCGGCGGTGCGATTATTTCAGCCGGTATTTACGTCGAAGATCAGCAGTAAAACTCACTATTTCAATTAACCGCCCTAGGGCGGTTTTTTTATGGGCGCAATATGGCAAAGAATATTATTAAGGGCCGTAAAGGCGGCTCCTCATCATCCCGAACGCCTACCGAGCAGCCTGACGATCTCCAGTCCGTAGCTAAAGCTAAATTGCTGCTGGCGCTGGGTGAGGGGGAGTTTGCTGGCGGGCTGGATGGGCAGAGCATCTTCCTGGACGGTACACCGCTGGAGAATGCCGACGGCTCCGCTAACTTCAGCGGCGTAACGTGGGAGTTTCGCCCTGGCACTCAGGCCCAGCAGTATATTCAGGGTATACCCGGCACAGAAAATGAAATCAGTGTTGGCACTGAGGTATCCAGTGCCACGTCATGGACCCACACATTTACCAATACCCAGCTGTCTGCCGTTCGTCTGCGCCTGAAATGGCCGTCTCTGTTCAACCAGGAGGATGATGGCGACCTTGTGGGGTATTCCATCAAGTACGCTGTCGATCTACAGACTGATGGCGGCACATGGAAAACGATAATTGATACGGCAGTAACGGGCAAGACAACTTCCGGATATGAGCGAAGCCACCGTATTGATTTGCCTCCTGCCTCCAGCACCTGGACAGTGCGCCTGCGAAAAATAACTGCCGATGCCAACAGTGCGAAAATTGGCGACACGATGACCCTGCAAAGCTATACCGAGGTGATTGACGCCAAACTTCGTTACCCCAACACTGCATTACTGTATATCGAGTTTGACTCCAGTCAGTTTAACGGCAGTATTCCGCCAATCTCCTGTGAACCCAAAATGCGGGTTATCCGCGTGCCGGATAATTACGATCCGATTGCCCGGACATACAGCGGTACCTGGACCGGTTCGTTTAAGTGGGCATGGACAGATAACCCGGCCTGGATTTTTTACGATCTGGTGGTCACTGACCGCTTTGGCCTCGGCAATCGCCTGACCGCGGCGAACATAGATAAATGGACACTGTACCAGGTTGCGCAGTATTGCGATCAGATGGTTCCGGATGGGAAGGGGGGCAGCGGAACAGAACCGCGCTATGTCTGTAACGTTTATGTTCAGAGCCGAAATGACGCGTACACTGTGCTGCGCGACTTCGCGGCAATCTTCAGGGGTATGACCTACTGGGGCGGAAATCAGATCGTCGCACTGGCCGATATGCCGCGGGACATTGATTATAGCTACACACGCGCCAACGTTATTGATGGACAGTTCACGTACTCAAGCAGCACCTCGAAAACCCGATACACAAATGCAATGGTATCCTGGTCTGATCCGGCCAATGCCTATGCTGACGCGATGGAGTCTGTGTTTGAGCAAAATCTGGTTGCGCGCTTCGGCTTCAATCAGCTCGAATTAACCGCCATCGGCTGCACCCGGCAGAGTGAGGCGAACAGAAAAGGGCGCTGGGGTATTCTGACCAACAACAAAGACCGGGTTGTAAAGTTCTCAGTTGGACTCGACGGCATGATCCCGCAGCCTGGCTATGTTATCGCCGTCGCAGATGAAATGCTTTCCGGCAAAGTGACCGGTGGCCGCATAAGCTCGGTGAACGGCAGGGTTATCACGCTCGACCGCAAGCCTGATGCCGTTGCTGGAGATCGACTTATTCTCAACCTGCCATCCGGTGCCGCGCAGAGCCGAACGATTCAGGCAGTTAACGACAATTCCGTGACGGTGACAGTGGCCTACAGCGAAACACCGCAGGCGGAAAGTGTCTGGGTCGTTGAATCTGATGAGCTCTATGCGCAGCAGTATCGTGTGCTTAGCGTGGCGGATAATAACGACGGCACGTTCACTATCTCCGGTGCTTATTACGACCCGGACAAATATGCCCGCATCGATACCGGCGCGCTGATTGACGATCGCCCGATCAGCGTTATTCCGCCGGGCAGCCAGCTTCCGCCGGACAATATTGTTATCAGCTCGTTCTCTGTCGTGCAGCAGAACATCAGCACGGAAACGATGCGGTGCAGCTGGGACCAGGCGGCCAACGCTATCTCTTACGAGGCACAATGGCGCAGGAATGAGGGCAACTGGGTTAACGTGCCTCGCAGTTCGACCACATCGTTTGATGTGCCTGCCGTATACGCTGGGCGCTACCTTGTTCGCGTGCGGGCTATTAACGCCGCCGAAATTTCATCCGGCTGGGGCTACTCGGAAGAGAAAACGCTGACCGGGAAAGTGGGAAACCCGCCGAAGCCCGTCGGCTTTATGGCGACACCGATTAACTGGGGTATTCGCCTGAACTGGGGATTTCCGGCAAATACCGGCGATACGCTGAAAACTGAAATTCAGTACACGCCGAACGCGGATTACTCAAATCCGATACTGCTGACCGATGTGCCATATCCCCAGGCGGAATACACGCAACTTGGTTTGCGAGCAGGTCAGATATTCTGGTACCGCGCGCAATTGGTTGACAAAACAGGGAACGAATCAGGTTATACAGACTGGATCAGGGGGATGGCTAACGACAACGCCGACGACTACCTCGGGGATATTGCCGATGACTTCCTTTCTTCGGAGGATGGTGAGCGCCTTTCAGGCCAGATAGACACGAATATCGAAGGCATGCTGCAAAATGCGCTCAACAATAATTCCTCAGTCAATCACCAGTTCGCGCTGTACGGCCAGAACCGTGCTGACATTCTCACGATTGGCACAACAGTAGCTGATACTGAAAAAAGCCTTGCCGATTTGACAACGACTGTTGCAGTGCAGTTTGACGAACAGGAAGCGGCGCTCGAGCAGAAAATGACGTCGGTATTCGACAGCACTGGCGGCTCAGCGATTTACAGCATGAAAGCCGGCGTGAATCTGAACGGCAATTACTACGACGCCGGAATGACTATCGCCGTGCTGGCCCCTGCCGGGCAGCCGGTCACGACACGCATAGGCTTTAACGCAAACCAGTTCGTCGTCATGAGTGGCAGCGGCGGAACGGCGTATTCGCCTTTTGCGATTGTTAACGGTCAGGTCTTCATCAGCGATGCATTTATCCAGGAAGGGACCATAACGAATGCGAAAATCGGTAATTTCATCCAGTCCAATAACTATGTAGCGGGCAGCGCGGGCTGGAAGCTGGATAAAAACGGTACATGGGAAAACTTTGGCTCAGACGGGGCCGGTGCCAAGAAAGAGACGAATGTCACGACCAGTATCAGAGACGAAAATAGCCGGCTTAGAGTTCAGTTTGGCAAAATTACAGGGGTGTTTTAATGGCATGGGGTATCCAGACATGGGACGCAAACGGGAATCCCAATAACTATGGCCTTGTGCCGGTGAGCGTGGTCGGATTCTTTGCTGTATCTGCCGGCCAGCAATCCGGGACGGCGTCGTATCCGGTACCAGCAGGTTTTGTACTGGATATCTTGCAGGTATGTACCGGGGAAACTTATACCCAGACGAGGCGAACGGTCACGGTATCGGGAGGCAATATCGCCATCGGTGCCGCTGCGGATACTAATTTCGGGGCTAATACCTACCCGGCAATCGGCGGATTCATCATTGCATTTCTGAGGGCAGCATAATGGCAGACTGGGGAGCGCTTCTGGCAACCGATAATGGGGCGCCATTCATAACACCGCAGTCCATTCCGCTGGCGCTTATTGGCAAACAGTCGGTAGCGTTGAAAACTGGCTCCGGAGAAATCACAACGATTTCACAGGCAATACCCGCCGGGCGGCCGGTCATTCCGTTTGTGTGCTCAACAATAAACTGCGTGCTGAGTTATGCCGTAAGCGGGAATACTTGCACTGTTTCAGCGAGCAAGCCGGAAGGGGCCGGAACCGTGCACGTGGATTTCTTCACGATACTTGCACAGCCTTTGCCAGCATGGGGGATCGCTATCTGGGATGAGCAGGGCACCTGCATTCTGACAAATGAAACCCGGGTGCTCACAGACATTGAGGCGATAGGCACAAACGGAAGCGACACGGCGGGAGGCTATAACATCAATGTTACCCGGTCCGGTAAAGTCGGTATCGTGCCGTCGATGTGCGGGCTGGTCACCGGTGTTATAACATCCGGCGGGACAAGGCCATTCATGTCACAATACTTTTTCTCTGCTGTTGTTAGCGGAGGAAGCACAAAAATAAGCGTGGCAACATCAAATGGGACGCCATCCGGACCAATAACAAACATCGCTTATCATAATATGCGTAACCGGGTATATGCGCTGAATCTTGATAATTACGATTAATGAATTGATCGGTGAAAACGATCAATTACTGTTAATTGATCTATGTAACCAATTATCAATATTATCGGGTTGCTGTTATTTTCATTGTCAATAACATTTTCAATGTGGATGAATGATGAAAAAGCTATTTTCGATTATTATTGTTGCCCTTGCGTTATCTGGTTGCGCCGATGTGATGAAGCGTCAGCAGCCGGTCTGCACGGCGTCAGCGGTCATTGGCGGACAGAGCGCACTGGTACAAATTTACGACGTTAAAAAAATTAACGGGCAAACGAAATATAAGGCGGGTTATCCGTTTAACTGGAAATGGGTGAGTAAGAATAACTTCACCGATTCCACCTGCAATTAGTCAACACCAATTTAAAACAACCCGGCCACCGTGCCGGGTTTTTTATTACAGATATTCAGGAGAATGATATGCCAGCTGGCACTATTACCCTTACAAATAACTCAACAGCCGTCACCGGCGCTGGAACGGCTTTTACAACGGAGTTGAAAGCCAATGATTTTATCGTCGTGGTTGTCGGCGGCACGACATATACCCTCGGTGTTAGCGCGATTGGTTCGGCATCGGCATTAACCCTTACAACCGCTTACGGCGGGCCAACGACGTCCGGTCTTTCCTGGACGCCTATCCCGAACGGAACGCTGGTGGGAATCACAGCGCAGATTGCTGCCGACACGGCGCGGGCAATCCGCGGACTGAACTTTGACAAAGCGAACTGGCAGCAGGTCTACAGCGGCAGCGGAAACATTACCGTCAGTCTCCCCGATGGCTCAGCATTCACGGGTCCGTCATGGAAGTATCTTGCAGACAACATGGCAACGAAGGTCAGCGGTGCTGTGCCGGTTGCCCAGGGCGGCACGGGAGACACGACTGCGGCAGGCGCCCGCGCAAACCTCGGTTTGGGAAGTAGCGCCACGAGGAACGCCTACAGCACATCAGGCGATATGCTTTCTGTGGGGGATTTTGGTTTTGGTTCTCAAAACCCGACAACGATGCCGCAGGACAACACTGCAAACTATACTAATTATCCTAACGGCTTTTATACCGCGTTGACTGATTGGGTTTCTTCCCCTGCGGGAATTGCTGGACAGGCAATCGGTATTATCAATACCGGATTGCATTCTAATTCATCAACAACGTGGCGCGGGCAAATAGCATTATCCTACTCATCTTCAGGAAGAATGTTTTTCCGGTGCACTACATCTGGAACATGGAACGCCTGGCGGGAAGCTTATCACACGGGTAACACAACGAAAGCCAGCGACGGCACGCTTAAGGCGGCCTCGCCGGTTGCCAGAATCGTCAAAAGCCAGGAAGAAAACCAGCGGGATGATGTTGCAGAAGAGGGTTATACCTGGTGTGGCTGCGGCACAGCGAACGCCGAAGCAGAAGGCATCAACATCTCTCGCCTCGACACCGGCGTGTATTTGCTCACAGGCTCGGCAGGATTGGCATCAGAAGGCTGGCAGCTACTGCCACCGATGGACCCGGGTGGCATGGGGGAACTGGGCGTAGTGGAAGCTGAAGAGACGGAAAGCGGCGGTATCACCGTGCGACTGTTTAAACGCCGGTACGCGATGGGGGACGATGGCGACATAGTGAAAACGAAGGGCGTACCGATGGATGTGCCGGACAACAGCTGGATCGATATTCGCCTGGATATGCCTGCGGACAGCATCTGGAATAAAAAAACCGCAGAAGCGGAGAAGGCCGGCGCGCAGGAAAATCAGGGTGATATGCAGTCGTAAAAATTGATAGACGTTACCTTTCTTGATCTGTTTAATTAGCTCAATTACTGTATGCGCATACAGTAATTGAGGAGGGGAAAGAGATGCCACGTTATACAGAAATAGGAACAGCGTTTAACCGCGCCGTCAGGGTTGAGCAGAGCGGGCGCAAGACAGTGACAACTGCTGATTTTGTAGCTGAGCTTGAAAAACTGAACTGGCACTGGGATCTCAAAGAGGCGAACAGTTGGATTGAAAACCACGTTACAACGTTCAGAGACATCAGCGATCAGGAAGGTGAGGCCCGGATTTTCATGGTCTATAACCCGAACGGGAGGCACTGATATGGGATTTCCATCGCCGGCACGTGACTATCTTGAACGCCGCCTAAGCCCTGAGATCATCTGTGGTATCAACAGCAATAGCCTCATCATAGACACATCATCGGGATATGCCGTTGTCGACACTTCAAAGCAAACTGGGGCGGTTTTGCTCATAAATTTTGAGGGCCGCAACCAGTTCGCCAGGGTGCTGGGCGGGGCTGTAATAACGGACGACGGCGAAGCTATTGAAACAATCAAAGGTGACGCCTTGGACGATGTTACCGTGATCGGCTGCGTGGAGTTTTTCATCAACAGTGCCAGCGTGCGGGATGACGAGTTTCCTGTGATGTAAAGTGTTGGTATATGAACTTGAATTAAGTAGCTAAATTATTGATTTTGATACTTGAGAAAATTTAAGTTTATACCATCACCGAAAGCTAACGTCTTGAAACTTCGTACTAATGGATCGGTCTTGAAAACCGGCGACCCGAAAGGGTTCTAGAGTTCGAATCTCTACGCTTCCGCCAACATTTACAAGGGGTTGCCGAAAGGCAGCCCCTTTTTGTTTTGGGGTGTTGGTTACCGGCCTTATACCAGCTTCAATGCAGCAACTTGCCGCAACTTTTATCTAAAAGCTCATTGCCAACCCAATGCCATATCCGCGGGTATCATTGCCAAACATGTAGCGGGCGACTAAACGCGTTCGGGTGACAAAAACCTTGTATTCACTGCTATCCAGCTCAATGCCA